AAGGCTTTGGTACGCGAGGATGGTAAAATCCTAGATATGGTCGGTGACGACTGGAACCCAATCCAAAATGATCAAGCATTTGAATTCTTTTCTGAATTCGTACTTGCTGGTGATATGGAAATGAATTGCGCAGGATCTTTAAAGGATGGAAAAAATGTATTCGCTCTCGCAAAAATCAAAGAGTCATTCTCAATTCTTGGAGACGACCAAGTGGACTCCTATCTTTTGTTTAGCAATCCTCACCAATATGGTAAAGCTGTTGATATTCGCTTTACTCCCATTCGTGTTGTATGCAATAATACGCTCACATTTTCTTTAAACTCAGCCTCTAATAACTTTGTAAAAGTTGGACACCGTTCAACATTCGATGCTGATATTGTAAAAGAGCAAATGGGTCTTGCATCTGAAAAGTTTGCTAAGTACAAAGAGATGGCTGAGTTCCTTTCAACTCGTAAGTTCTCAACTGAAACATTGCTTCAATACTACAATGAAGTATTCAGCCACCGTGAAAAGCGTGAAGTATCTACTGTCAAAGATCTTTCACGCACAGCACAACAAGCATTTGAATTGCTTGAAACACAACCTGGTGCTGAGTTTGGCGCCGGCACTTGGTGGCAGGCTTTTAACTCTGTAACTTATCTTACAGACCACAAGCTTGGTCGTTCAGACGATGCTCGTATGGAGTCTGCATGGTTTGGTGTCAATCAGTCTCGTAAACTTAAAGCAGCAAACAAGGCTGTAGAATTTGCGACTGCATCATGAGACTAATTAAAGATAAAGATAATCCCGGTCTTCTCGGGATTATCGAAACCGCAGATGAAATTGTCGACTTTAAAAAAATGGTCGACAATTTAAATAATGATCTTATAGACTCTGGTTTCGACCAATATAAGTTTAAATTTATTCGACGAGGCGATAAAGCTTATATTGAAAGAGTCTAAGGGAATTTCGGTTCCCTTTCTTTTTATATAAATATGGTTATACTTTCGGAGGTATGCAATGAAACGCTTAAAAGGATACATCACAGAAATGTCAGCAGAAGAATTAGATGCAGAGTTTCTTAACAGAGCAATGGTACGTACAGCATTTAATTTAAATGCTAAAGATTTCGAATCATTGAAATATAAAAAAGAAATACAGCATTTATTTCACCTGCATTTCTTTCCATCATTGGACTTAAGTAAACTGCTAGACAAAGTTACTGAAAAGGGGCTAGATGCCGCAATTAAAGCAGTAAGAGCATCAAATCCAGCAAACTTCAATTCACTTTATAAGTATAATATTAAAGGAGTTGGTCCTGGTGAAGTGATGTTGTATTTTATATTGAATAATGGCCATCTAGGCGGTGGAAGTTCAGCTGGTCTAGACCTTGTCGATAAAGCTGGAAATTTTGAAGTAAAAGCAGTAGATTATTCCGCAGCCGGCAAATATGTAAATAACTTTAAAGTTGGTGGCACATTCTCTATGGCTAATATTATTAGAGGCGTTCAAGATTTAAAGAAACAAACTGGACTTGGCGCTGGATCTGAAGTTAATACTGGTGATTTAACAAAAATTGAACAACGCTTTCCAGATGCACTTAAAAAATTAAAACAGCAATATGTAGATTTGACATATGATGAGTACTTCAAAAATCATAAGATCATATTCTTATCTAACAAAACTGGTGGTGGTTTCCAACTTGGTGATTTAATTGCAATCAAACAAGTTCAAAAGAAAGATATTATGTTTGAAAGAATTACATCTGGAACAATTAAGCCTAGAGTTAAAATTTAAAATGGAAAACTTTAAAACACATATAACAGAACAAAAGAATACACATATGACTCACATTGAAGACAGAGTTCTTTATGGTGGAGTTAATGGTACGCGTCAAGCTATACTGGCTCTTAGAAATTTAAGAGACATGTTGAAAGGTGAACACGATGGTAATATATCTGTTAAGTGGGACGGCGCTCCTTCTGTTTTTGCTGGCATTGACCCTAGTGACGGTAAATTTTTTGTCGCCAAAAAAGGCATTTTTAATAAGAACCCTAAAGTATATAAGTCTCCTGCTGACGTGGATGCTGATACTTCTGGTGATTTGGCTGTTAAGCTTAAGCTCGCGCTGAAGCATTTATCTGGTCTTGGAATAAAAGGAGTCATCCAAGGGGATTTTTTATTTGGGCCTGGAGACGTTAAGAATAAAAAAATTAAGGGTGATGATTATATTACATTCCACCCTAACACTATTGTTTATGCAGTACCAGCAAACTCTGAAGCTTCAAAAGAAATTTTATCGGCAGAGATTGGAATTGTATGGCATACCAGTTATACTGGTAGTACCTTTGAAACTATGAAAGCTTCATATGGCGTAAATGTTTCAGCTTTGAAAAAATCAAAAAATGTTTGGTCTCAAGATGCGATGCTTCGCGACATGACAAAAGTAACATTATCTAAAAAAGAAACGGAGGAAGTCAATGCAGCCTTATCTAGTGCAGGGAAGTTGTTTAATCAAATCAGTGGCACAACACTGCGTCAATTGGAAGCGAACAAAGAACTCGCCACCCTCATTGAGCAGTTCAATAACAAATATGTCAGAAGAGGTGAGACCATACGGGATACAGCACGTCATACCGAGTTACTCATCAGATGGATCAAAAAGAAATTTACACGTGAGCGAATGGCACGTAAATCGGACAGGGGCAAAGCCAACGTCCAACAAAAACTAGATAATATTTTAAAGTTTTTTTCACAAAGTAATAAAAAATCATTAAAGTTAATGTTTGATTTGCAAAAAGTAATTATTTTAGCAAAATTAAAACTTATAAATAAACTTAATACTTTGCAAAAAATCAAAACATTTGTAAAGACTAGTAATGGATTTAAAGTAACCGGCGCAGAAGGCTTTGTTGCTATTGATAAATTAGGTGGTGATGCTGTAAAACTTGTTGATAGAATGGAATTTTCTTACAACAACTTCAGCAAAGATGTATTAAAAGGATGGGACAAACCGGGAAGAAACTAATGGCTAAGAAATTAGGTTTTAAAGATTTTTTAAATGTTGACTATGCACCAGGGATGCCTGATGAAGTCAAAAGAAACGCAAAGAAACGTAAAGTTGATGCACCAACCGGAAACACTAATGAAGAGTTAGAGGTTGATGAAGCTTTAGATCTTACACAAAGACGTAAGAGAGCAAGACAACTTGTAAAATATAAATCTCGTATTAAGATTGGCCGCGAACGCGCAAAAAGACGAGTAGCATCTCCAGCAAAATTAAAAAGACGTTCTAGAAAAAACGCTAGAGATATGATTGTCAAGAAAATTACAAAAGATATACCTAAAGGTGAGTTAACATACGCTCGCCGGCAAGAGATAGAAAAGCGTATGGAAACATCTGCTATGAAATCAAAAATTGATAGATTGGCCAGAAAATTACTTCCAAGCATTCGTAAAGCTGAATTAGCAAAGCATCGAGGTAAATCTCAAAAATGATTAATTCATTTAGCCAATATTTAATTGAAGAACAGAAAACTGTTTATTTTACATTTGGTAGATTAAATCCGCCAACAATGGGCCATGAGATGCTTTTAAATAAACTTGCAAAAGCTGCAGGTAAAAATCCATATAAGATTTATCTTTCTAAATCTAATGATCCAAAAAAGAATCCATTGTCTTATAATGATAAAATTAAATTTGCTCGTAAAATGTTTCCAAAACATGCACGGCAAATTATTAAAAATAATAAAATCAATACAATTATGGATATTGCTTCAGCTCTTTTTTCTGAAGGTTATATAAACGTTGTCATGGCCGTTGATGGCCCTCGTTCTCGTGAGTTTGATATTCTATTAAACAAATATAATGGAGTTAAAGGCAGACACGGATTTTATAACTTTAAGTCAATTAAGTTTGTTAATGTTGGTGAGCGTAATGATTCGTCTGAAGGTATTGACGGAGTCTCAGCCACTAAACAACGTAATGCAGCAAAGGATAATGACTTTGTAGCATTTACACAAGGTCTCCCTAAATCAATGTCAAATAAAGATGCGAAGCAATTATTTAATGCTGTTCGTAAAGGCATGGGATTAAAAGAAGCAAAAGAATTTAAACGCCATATTCAATTAGAACCAGTTTCAGAATTAAGAGAAGCTTATATTCGTGATAATATTTTTGAAGAAGGTGAACGAGTTGTTATGACTAAAAAAGGTATTGTTGGGAACATCAAATATCTTGGTACTAATTATTTGATTGTAGAGTCAAAAGGCGAAACATGGAGATGCTGGCTAGATGAAGTTTCAAAGGTAGATCCAAATGCTAGACCACCACACGTAGAAGCTGATTATGGAGCAACTATAGACGCTGGACCATATAAATTAAGCGAATCAGTGGATTGGGTATGTGGTAAATGTAATTGTGAACCTTGTAGATGTAGTGAAATTAATGAAGCTCAAAAGTGGAAAAAAGGTGGACCTGACGGAGAAATTCATACTCAGCATAAAGGTACAACCTGGAGAGTTCGCAAAGATTATAACCATAATGATCGTCATGTTGGTGAATATCGTATCGAGTATAAAAAGAAAAATCCATACGGTGCCCACGATTGGGAATGGCATGATACAGTTCAGGGTAAAGAGCATGCTAAGTCACGTTTGCCAGAAGCAAACCAACCTGAATGGGGAACACCTGAGTCAACTAAAAAAGCAAAAGGTATTACTCCTGGTGAAAAGAATGAAGGGCTTTGGGATAACATCCGAGCACGTCGTGCTGCTGGAAAGCCAAAATTAAAACCTGGTGATAAAAACTATCCAAAAACTTTGAAGATAGAAACTCAACAAGATCCAGATATTAAAGATCGCCCAGGTTCGCAGCCTGCTGGTTATCATAAAGGATTGTCTAGAGCACAGAAAATTGCTAGAGATAGACAATTTAAACGCCAGACCAAAATGAGCGATAATGATCCAAAGGCATATAAGCTAGCACCGGGTGATAAAACAAGTAAAACAAGATTATCAAAACATACTCTAAAGTATAGAAAAATGTATGGAGAAGACTAATGCAAAGCTTTAAGACATTTAGTGAAAATACTGAAGGGCTAAAAAATAAAGCCGAAAAGTCAGGTATGCCTCTTGGTGTTCTTCGGAAAGTATACAACCGTGGAGTTGCTGCTTGGAGAACTGGTCATAGACCTGGTACAACTCCTGAACAATGGGGTATGGCAAGAGTAAATTCATTTGTAACTAAATCTTCCGGAACATGGGGCAAGGCAGACAAAGATCTGGCGGCGAAAGTAAGAGGCTAAAATGGAATACGATTTAAGATCCCACTCAAATAAAAGATTAGGAAGCATCCTAGCTAATCCTAGACATCCAGCTCATTCTGCAGCAAAAGCTGAGCGCGATAGGCGTCTTGCTATGAGAAATGAAGCATACGATGAGCCTCAAGGGCAAGCAAAAAGAATGATGTCACCATTACAGAAAATGAGAATGGATAAAGAAAAAGCTGATCGTGATCGTGATGGTAAACTAAAACCAGGTGTCGTAAAAAGAGGTAAGTCAACCATGAATAGACTAAAAGATATTAGACAAAGAGCTGATGCTTTTGCTGTTAAATCCCGTAAAGAAGAAGTTGATCTTGATGAAATGAAGGATGAATGGAAGACTGATACTGGATGGAAAAAACCAGAAACTATTAGAAAAGATAGATTCGGAAATGTGATTAAGAATCTTCCCAAACATCTTGCGAAAGCTGCGGCTAAAAAATCTGCTGAAATGAATAAAGAAGAAGTAGAACAAGTTGATGAAGTTCTAGATCGTCCAGGTGCAATGGATAAGTATCATAATAAAGCTAAAGCGCAAAGCGACAGGGCACGCAACTCTGCAACAGCTAAAATTCTTCGTGGTAATTCTGACATTTCAAAAGAAAAAGAAACTATCCGCAAGCGCGAAAAAGGTATGGACATGGCTACAAATGTGAGAGCCAAACAGTTTCGCAGAGCAGTTACTGGTAGGCCTTATGGCGAAGCAGTTGAAGAAGACATGAATCCTTATCTAAAGCATTCCACAGATAAATTAAAAAATAAGCATGCTAGTTTTAGTAGACAAATTGGTGATCTTCAAACTAAAAAATTAAAAGGTGCAAAAAATCCGTCTATTGATCAAGAGATTGCTAAGTATCAACAAAAACTGCGGCATGTAAAAAATGCGATGAAAAATGAATCGATTGAAGAAGCAAAGCGTAAAGGCGCTCCAAAGATGCAAGGTGATTGGCTGAAGAAAGAGCGTGAAAAGAACCGTGCTCATGATGCAGCGATGGGTCGTACACCAACCGGTCGTAAAAAACCAGAACGCGCTATGACTTCTACTCAGCGTTCACTTGCTAAAATGCGTGCTGAAGATGTTGAATACGTAAATGAAAAGAAACTTACACCTAAAGAAGTTAAAAGAGCTTTAGCATCTATTAAACCTCCTAAGAAAAAGCCAACACTACCAAAAGCTCCCTGGGAAAAAGAAAAGACAGAAGAAGGATTTGTGTCTCATGCACAGCGTAAAGCAGTATGGGCTACTAAAAAAGATGGTGGTAAAGGTCATCCAGATAATAAAAAGAAAAATGAAGCTTATGTTCCAGAAGGACTAACTGTTGGTGATGGTATGGGTTCTTGGATCAAAGATTTCCAAGCATCTGATGCTCCACAATTCGCAGGAAAATCTCAAAAGAAAAAAAGAGATATGGCGATTGCGGCATATTTAGATGCAAAGAGAAGTAAAAAAGAATCAGTAGAAGAAGCTTCTGTTATCAATGGGAAAAAACAAGACCCTAATAGCACTAGATGGAAAAGCACTTCTTTGTCCCATGCAGATGCGGTTGCAAAACATGGAAAGGATAATGTCCGTAAAGGAATGTTTAAACGTGGAGATGGAAGTCATGATGTTCAAGTCAAATCTAAATTAGGCGAAGAAAATATAGACGAAAAAAAAGGTCTGACAATCCCTAAGTTTAGAAGTGCTTTATATAAAGGCGCAAAAGCATTAGGTGATGTTCAAGCTGTAAAAAAGAAAAAAGTTGGTAAACGTATCGGTAGAAGAGTTGTTGGAAAAATGGCCGGAAGACTTTTAGGAAAGATGTTCAGATGATTAAGTTTAGGGATTTCACTAATCATAATTCATCTACTAATCTTGGTGGGACTGAAACGTTAAAAAAAGACCTTGAGGCAATGAAAAGGAAGCTAGCAACAGAAGCTAAAGATCCTGGTGAATATGACTACGAAGGTGAGATGGCAAAGGTTCAACTTAGAGCTATGATCGATCAAGCAGAAGACTTAGTCGAAAAGTTTGAGGACAACGAGAACTTGCCTGAATGGGTACAAAATAAAATCACAAAAGCTTCTGACTATATCAAAGATGTATATTCTTACATGGAAGGTCAAGAGGACGAAGAAGAAGACGATACGCAAAATGAATCTGCCACGAATGTGAGTGAGGAAAAACATCCAGCACTAAAAAGAGCTGGAGTTTCTGGATTTAGTAAGCCAAAAAGAACATCAGGGCATCCAACTAGTAGCCACGTCGTTGTTGTAAGAGATGGTGGTAAAGTAAAAACAATTCGTTTTGGCCAACAAGGCGTATCTGGATCTCCTAAGAAAGAGGGAGAATCAAAATCATATGCAGCCAGAAGAAAATCATTTAAAGCTAGACATGCTAAAAATATAGCAAAAGGAAAATCATCTGCTGCGTATTGGGCAAATAAAGTAAAGTGGTGATATATGGCACAAAAATCAAAATACCTTTCAAACACTCGGATTGCTGAAAAAATAGATGTATCGGAAGGTAGAGTTCTTAACACAGATTATATCCATAAGTTTGGCAGAAATCCAAGTGTAGGTGGTGCACCTGAAACTATTTGGATGCAAGGTGGAGTTTACGAATATTTGAC